GCTCTACCAATATTAAATTGGTTTTCAGATTCCAACCTTGATACTGGTACATTTAATGACTCATATAACTTTCTTCGGAAATACTCAACGTCATCAAGTTCGCCAAGGTTTTGACCGCCTGGAAGTGTGCTAATTTCAGTACCACTACTTCCTTCTCTACGAGGCAACCAATAATCTTCTAGCATGGTTAGATGTTTTCTAGAGTCGCGAACTTCACCAGAGTTAGCATCATACACAAGTTTATTCTTATGTTTAACCATCATATCGCGCAGGTACTGTTCAGCTTTCGCTTTTGGTAGATTACCTACATCGATATAAAAAATTCTACGCTCTGGCGCTCGAGCCAGACGATAAATAACAGTCGCATCCTCAAGCATACGCAACTGATTCATTGGTTTTATAGCCTTATTCAAGTGACTCAAAACCATACTATTTCTTTCATCCATCAAACCGCTATGAGTAAATGCGATTGAGTCTGTAGCAATCTTAATCCCCTGATTCCCAGCAGAAACTCCTCTAGCAGAATAAACAAAATACTCATCATATTTCTTAGCTGATATTTGATTATTCCCAGCCTGAGGATTGTTTTTATCCTTCTTCTCAACCCTCATCTTCTTAATTTTGCGAGGATCAATATAACGCAACTCTTTGATACCTTCTCTCGGATTCTTGGTATCAATCATAATATGGTAATAAATTCTTCCGTCTACATACCAGTTTCGGAATATATCATAACCATGGTTATCAAAATTCAAAAGGTCCAAGACTTCTTCAAATTCTTCTCGGATTCTTTTCTTTATAGATGATGGTTGCTTGATACTCTCAAGCATAACGTCAACTGCGCTATCTGTTTCATCAAAAACAATAGCTTCATTACACACATCATCAATTGCTTTATCACACTCGCTTTGTTGAGACATTTCTCTGTATCGAGTGATTAATCCTGCTTCATTTTTGGCTGCACCATCTAAGTCTACAGTTGTGCCAAATGCACCGCCTTCGGTGACATTCAGTGCGCCATCTGTATTTGGTGGTGGCGCAAATGATTGTACCGTAGGAGGAAGGTCATCCTCTTTGCGCCCTATTTGAAAGCCGAATAGTTCTATAGCCATTATGGTTTTTTCCTCATAATATTTGGGGTGTCATACTTATTTATATGAACACCCCAGAATCACTTTTTAGGATTAAATACCGCCAGCGTCGCCAGTAGATCCGCCAACAACTTCCCAATAGTCATAATTGAAAGTTACAGGGAACTCCTGGATAGCTTCGCTGTCCCAAGCCAAGTCAATAGCACCAACTTCAGAAGGATATAAGCCAACAAAGTTGTAAACACGGAGAATAGATCCGTCTTTTGAGTATTGAGTAACTTGAGCATTCGCCTTATACAAACTAGGAGCAGTTCCTCCAGCTGTAGTTACATTTCCTTGAGCAGAGTTGATCGCATGCGACCACTGCTCCATGGCATTACGAATAGCCATGTCTTCATCATTGATAATCGTAGGTGCCCACTCAGCATAAGTGCGGTTGCCAGCAATTTTAACTTGACGACCGAAGTAAGGAACTTCGATAGTGCCAAGAGTTGACGCTGGTATCTGAGCAGCCTTTACCATAAATGGTACTTGAGCATCAGCAACACCGTTGATTGGATTAGTAATCTGGACTTGGAAAAGTGAGGCTCTAGCGCCACCACCCTTCAAAGCTCCAGAGAACTCATTTACATTAAACGCCATTTTCGTATCTCCCGATTCTATACGTTATATTTATTACGCTCGACCAACAACTTCAGAGAATTCTACACCGCTACGAACCGCAACGAAATTCAGCTGAATGAAGTTGATAGAACGAGCTGGTTTGATATAGATATCGCCGATAAACTCATTTCGGTCAATAACTTCTCCAGTATTGTTAGATCCGTCACATACTACTTGGAAGTCAGTAATACCACGTCGACCTTGTACATCACGTAGGAAAGGAACAACCAAATTAGTGAACTGGCTACGAGTAAACTCATCGTTGAATTCAAACAAAGTAAACTTAGCAGCAGTCGCGATAGCTTTCTCGAGAACGATAAACAAGCGACGAACGTTGATACGATCAAACGCAGATGGCTTGCTTAGCAACGTCTTGTCGCCAAACAATACAGTACCCTGTCCAGGCTGAGTGATAACTGGGTTAACACCTTTCTTATACAGTTGATCACGATCACCTTTTCCTGGATTGTAAGCCAACTTAACAACATTCTTCATGTTGCCACGGTTGTAACCAGCAGGAGAGTACCATGGGTCACGAGTCAAGTCAGTTTGGACCATTAGACCAGCAGTATCACCATTAAGTGGAGTCCAACGATACACATCGTTATACTTGTCGTATAGATATTTCCAGCCAGAATCCATAACTGCGTATGAAGTTGAAGATAGGCTGTCGCGGAATGCGATAACATTATCTCTTGGTGATGATGCGTTTACAACATCATCTTTCTCAGGAGAAAGAACCGCAAGGCAATCTTTACGAGATTCAGCAATTTCAATCAACTTTAATGCTAGAGTCTGGTCAGCATTGCCACCTAATAGGAAAGAAACATCAACATCTTCAGCTTTAGCAAACAAATCGTAACCAGGAATCTTTTGAGCAGCAGTCAATTTGGTTGTGCCATCAGTAGCATCCTTACCGCCAGAAAAGCGAACCCCTTTTGAAAGGGCTGTAACGCCTGAATTGCTGCCGAAAGCAGCAGTTACAGATTCAGATAACGTAGAACCAGCGTTAGTGTAGATAGCGCCATCAAAAGCAGCAACATACGCAGACTGTTGGTTGATTACGTTGAACCAAAAGTTTCCTGCGCCTTGTTCAGTTTTAGCGTCAGAAGCAAGAGAAACACCATCAAATGTTTCCAAAACTTGACCAGCGGTGCCACTAAACTCGCCACCAGCATCAACTACAACTACGTGGATTTCATCATTCGCGGAGCCGTTAGCTAAAGCATAAGCAGTAGTTCCTGGAGCTGAATCAAACAGATCAGAATATTCCCAGTGACGAACAATTGATGTAGAAGTTGAGTCAACATCAGCGCCAGTGTATTTGGTTTCTAATGTAACTAACACATCATCCGCAGATGCGTCTGCATCCAAATCAGCAAGTTGGGTGGCTATACTCTTAATTTTATGTCTTTGTTTATCTGTGCCGATTTCTAATATATCACCAACAGATAAATTAGCATTTACAGTCGCAAGAGAAGCGTTCAATATATTGAGCTTGTCGCTATTTCTTGAGATCTTAAAGTCAAGAGCTGCAGTGCTACTACTATAATCGTCTGCATTTCGGCAGACAGAAACACGCAAAGAGTTACCTAGTGCTCCAGGATACTTACCGAAAAAGAAAGAACCGTTAGCTGGTGCAGTTGATGGCCAAGTTGTGCTATCAGCGCCTTGCTTATGTAATGCAGCATCGCCAGTTACTTGAGCAGAGTTTAGAGCACCAGTTGGGGTCTCACGAACAACATACAGCGCATTGCCGTATGCTAAAAAGTTTGCTGCTGTGAAGAAATCCTCAGCAGTATTGGTGTTGGGTTTTTGGAAAATGTTTACAAGGCGATCTTCTGAATCTACCAGTACACGTGTACCAGCTGGACCCCAACGGAACTCGCCTACTATACCACCTTCTGTGGTCGCTACGGCAGGCACTACCGTTGTGAGATCGATCTCACTTACATTAACTCCAGGACTTACTTGGAAAGGCATTGCTATTCTCCTTAAAAATAGAGTTTTTATAGTTATTCAACTGATGATATTTATAAAAACCCGATGTTTAGTAATTGTCAAAGTTCCCAGCGGACACATATGCATGCATGTCGAAAGGTTCTTGTGTAGGATATTCTATAACATTTTCATCTGGAAGACCATCGTCATGGAAACCAAACGGTAATAAATTGTCCATCATCTCTTGCTCAGACTTTTCTTTTAACTCAATCAGTGTATTAATGTCTGTTATTTCTTTAAAGTATGCTTGATCTGACAACCAAGCAAATAAAACAAGGCACATGACCAGATCATCATGAGCACCCGACTCAGCTTCAAACGAGTTTCTTTTCCTTGAGAATGTAGAAAGCTCTTTTATCGTCTGAAAATCATTTATTATCAACTGGTCTTGTTCAATCAAAAGTTTTAAGATTGAGCAACCAACTGACTTAACTGTTTTTGTTGTTCTTATACCTTTATCGCAACGCTTACTATATCCAGCAGATATTCTTTTACCAGATCTTCCTGCGCTTTCGGTGAACAGTATGTCCTCATATTCAAATTCAAAATGTAGTAACTCAGCAACCTGTTCACCAATGTCATTAATTTCTATCAGGGTTGTTGCGTCATTATATGATTTACACGCTCTATATATTACTTCGGCATATTCAGCTGGAGTGATATAGTTATCCCTGTAAACACAAACCTGTTTATATGGCATTTCAGTTACATCTATAATCTGAAATGCTGAATAATCCAACCCCTTACCACGAGAAACATCAACAACGCAAGCGTATATCCTACCCTCTTGTTGCCTCTCATACTGTTTCATGGTACCATTATCTATAACTGGATCCCTAGTAACTAGAGATTTCAGTTTACTACCTTCGATCAAAGTACCAGAACTTCCTAAAAACTGACACTCATATTCCTGAGAAAACTTTTCATAATCAAAGTCCATTGATTGTAGAGTTTCAGTTTTCCATTTTTCGTCACGACCTGGAACGTCTTTCCATAAAACTTCAACAAACTCATACCCATTCGTTCCTTCTTTCGCCCCCTCGCACGTTTTGTAAAAATGGTTCAATCCATTTGGCGTTGATGTCAGTAGAATCTTAGTTGTATCACCAGAAGATATCGTTGGGAATACGGAAGCAAAGAACTCGTCCCAGTTCTCAACAAACGCAGTCTCATCAATATACAGGAACGATACCGACTTACCACGAATACCAGATGAAGAAGTCGCAGCAGCAACAATCTTACAACCGTTTTCAAACTGAACCGAACCTTTGTTCCACTCAACTACGCCTTGTTGCATCCACTGTGGTAATGCTTCGTATGCGATTTTAATTCGGTCTAGAATCTCACGAGCAGCATCACCTTTGTTAGCTAGGAGAGCTACAGTTTTATGTTCTTGGAACAATATAAAGTGTAGGATAACAGCTACGGCAGTTGTAGTCTTACCAGCCTGTCTAGAAGTAACAACAGCAGCACGTCTATTATGGGTTATCTTAGTAATGATCTCACGCTGATAATCATAAAGATTCATGGGTATTAAACCATGATCAACATGCACTATTTGTATATACTTTTCGGCAAAATAAATCGGGTCTGCGGAACACTTAATGAATTCCTTTACCTGATCATGCTCCCACTGTATCTGTACGCCTTTGCGCTTTAGGAGCTGATTGCCGTTGTATGTTTCGCTAGCCACGTGGAACTACGCCAGATTCAAATAGCTTTTCACGATTGGCTAGATGCTCATAAAAGATATCTTGCTTACTTTGCCCGTGATATGGAACAGCATGATGTTCTTCAATCATAACCTGAGTAACTGGTCGCCACGAATCAGTCTTAGTATCATACACATCAAAATCACCAAGAATACGACCAAATTTACCTTTCATATCCTCACCAGACTTACTCACTTGCGTTCTAAGGACTGATGTTTTTCCGAGTAAGGATTTGAGTCTTTCTTTTGCAGCTAAACCAAACTTCTTTTCAACCAAATCTCGAGTTCTAGATTCTGGACTATCAATACCCATAATACGAACTCGTTCGTCTTTCATCCAAATACCAAAGCCCAGATCAATATCTACGTCTACTGTATCACCGTCAATCACTTTCACAATTTTACACTTATAATCATACATCTTCTTTATCGCCTTTTATCAATTTTTGTAATTCAGAGGTGCTGCCAACAAACAAAGCGTTGGTCACGCTATTTGGACCTTTCTGCTCATCTTCCTTCCTCAGACTTTTAACTTTCTTTTGTATTTCAAGTAAATCTTTATTGGCATCAACAAGAGTCTTGGTTAGCTGAGAAACAACCTCAAATGCTCTTGGGTGTTCACTAGCTTTTGCCAAATGCACTAATTCGTCAAGAGCTGAAGATCCTTTCTCGATAACATCGTAAAGATTTTCTCTTGCGTATGTGTAATCTTTTGCTATATCGTCTGGAAGATCTTTCGTTCGAAGCTCTGGGCTTGGTCGAACAACGTGGGTTGGTTTTTCGTCATCAACCAATTCAGATTGCACTTCAAATATTTCGTTCAAATTGTCTGTTACAATATTTTTCATAATTAATGCTCATATTATTGTCTCGTTTGACCGTCAAAGAAATCTTCACTATCAAAAGCATAACCCCAAGTAGATTCTGGGGATATGTTTGTAGTTGCTACACTTTCTGATGAATTGGTTGTTGCTGTGCCATCAGCCTTTTGCCCAGGAGTCAGCGTAACTCTTTTATTTGGACCTTTACTGGTATCGACCAACACATCGCCTTCGGCAACATTAAAGTCAACTACAGCTCTTTTAATTGTCCCTTTACTAGATACTGGACCAAAGATATAACCCTTGACGACAAACTGAAAAGAGTATATAATAGCTCTGCGGGTTTGAAAATCTGCTTCATATGTATCTTCAATAGTCATACCTTGCATAACTGTTGGGATATCATAGTACTGATCCATATCCGGAACCAGCTTCACGCTATGTGTAAATTCTGGTTTGAAGTATGGAAGTATCTGTTCTACTACCTGTACAGCGTCTTCATTATTAGAAAACATGGCTGATAATGTAATACTTATATCATAAGGGACAGGAGCGAACTGTGTAGATAGTGATTGGTTATTTGTACCAGCGCTAGTATTTCTTTGCATTTTATTAACTGTTCTGGTTGGCGCATACGCCATGTCAGTTATTTCAAATGACATCCTAGGCAGCTGTGTCGCGACTTGCCTGTCTAAGGATGGATCTTGATTTAATCTAGCTAAAAACTTTTCTTTCGGTCCATATGCTATAGGAACTCTGATGCCTTGGGTTCTGTTCCCATTCTTGTCATAACGAACAATGTCAATGTCATTGAACATTGATCCGAACATTATGATATATTTACGGATTGCTCCGTGATAATAGTGACCGCCAAACATTACCAACTATCTCCTTCGCTAAATGGATTCATCTCGCTGAAATCGATAAAGTCAATCACGCTAGACTTAAATTGTTCATTAGTTGCGCCCTTATCAGTATCTTCAACTTTTTCGCTACTCTCAAGACCAAACGGAATACTTGTTTCGGTAACTAGAGTAGAACCATTCTCGAGAAGGATTTCTTGTAAGAAGTCGCCACTATACGCATCCTCAATAGCATCGATAGCAGCAATACTAGTATCAAGTCTTTCGTGGCTGTATTCAAACAATTCACAACGAAGATCGTATGTTTGTAGTGAACCCATTTGATAAAACACAGCTTCGTGCTCAACAAACTTGACTTCAAACACTTTATTATTTAACGGGAAGTAAATAAGATCGCCCTCAGCAGGTCGACCAATATCCTTAGTTGTACTTGGTAAAGAAACTTCCTCATCAAATCTTCTACGGGAAACGGTAAGAACCATCTCGTCACGAATCTCAACATTAAACTTTGAAAGGAAGTCTCCTTCACCCTCAAACCCGTCAACCGACTTAATATACATTTCTATCAAGTATGCATCATCGAACTTAGATAGGGTGTCTTCACCGAATACTAAATCTTCATCAA